CCGCTGCACACTGTATAATCTCTTCAAACATTCCTGCTGATCGTCCCTCAAAGACTTCACGAGCAACTTCTCCTAACTCTTCAGTTAGTATTACTGTCCAACGCTCATCTGTATTATTAGTCTGATCGCCCCACTTCTTGTCTTGGCGTTCCCGTTCGGCTAATACAGCTTCTAGTACTTTCATTCGTGTAATTTCCGTAGTCACTAAAGCCACCTCCTAATCTATTGAACCCTCATGGGGATATTTAATCTTCGTAAGTTCTTTATCTGCTAGTATAAAGAGTTGAACGAAAGCTTTACCTAAAGCTACTTTCGCTTCCTGTAATTGCTTATCTACATCATCTTCAGTATCTATGTCATGGATACCTAAAATAACTTTTGCGTTATTGTAATCGCCTAAATTTACTGTAAAAGATAATTCCTGTGAAACCTTTGCCATACTTAACTCCAATCTATATATTCTTCTACGGGGACGGATACCGGAAGTTTCCCAAATACCACATCCCCATCATGTATCTGGAAATCATGCTTAGTCGCCCACGACGGCTCGCACAACTCCATATCCACTACAAGTGGGATACCTAAACTATTCTCTTGTAGTATATCACGAATCTTCTCAATTAGCAATATATCATCCTTATGTATTTCACATATGATCTCATCATGAACTTGTAATAACATCCTACTTTTAGTACCGTTTAGAAACTTAGAAACTTCTATCATTCGTTCACTTAAAAGATCGGCACTAGTTCCTTGAATTAAGTAATTTACTGCTCTGTATCCTTTATCTCTATCTACTTTGTATACCCGATTGTATTTACTCTTAACCCAACCCCTCTGTTCAACCATACGAACCACAGAGTCAAAAAACTTCTTAGACCCCGTAATATTTCTAAAATATTCGGCTTTGTATTTACCTGCTTCTTTAGGGCTTGTGTTTAACTGACCCGCAAGTTTATCTCTACCAATACCATATATAACTCCAAAAGTTATGGTTTTAGCTAATTGCCTATAGAACTTATATTCCGGATGATCTTTATCTACTTTGAAAGCTATCTTCGCAGCTTCCCCGTGGAAATCCACATCATTTTGTTTCATGAGATCAAGCATTTCTGGGTTACCTATGTAGTTCATAAACATACGCACTTCCATCTGTGAGTAGTCATACGAAACGAGGTAATGATCTGGCCTTGGTTTGAACATTCTTCTAATAGCTATCTGCTTATCATCACTTTCATCTAATGATTCATCTCCTAGGAATCCCCATGCTTGTAATACATCTTTACCTAAACTTTTAGCAGATATAGATACATTCTGACCTTTAGATGAAATAATAGCATCGACTCTACCTCGAATTTCTTCTAACTCAGCCTCAGTATTAAATTCCACATTATGTAATTTGAAATGGTTTCTTGGGATGTTCTGAAGATTTGGCCCCCTTGATGACAGACGACCCGTAACGGTACCCCAGTTGGCATAGGTTGTATGCATAGTAGATACGCCTCTGTACGGTTCAATATAGGTAGAAATCAATTTAGCCAATGTGCGGTATTGCCTAATCCAACCCGCTAAGGGGTGATTTATCTGCGCCAAGGCTCCCTCACTCCACGAATCCCTCCCTGTGAGGGTCTTCTGTGGGGAACAAATACCTAGACTAGAAAAGACTTCCCCTACTTGTGCAACACTAGCTACATTGAATTCTTTACCTGAAATCCCATAGATAATCTGTAGAACTTCCTCGCTACGCTTAGTTAGTTTATCTAAAGAACTTTCTACATACTTATTGTCAACTACGACCCCTTTACACTCCATGTTATATAGAACCTTCGTTAAATCAATTTCTAACTGCCATACCTTTTCTTGCCCACTTCTAAGAATCTTATCTTTACAATCTACATATAATCTGGCTGTACCCGCTACATCCTTCTCACAATAAGGGCCAAGTATATCGGGAGGACATAGCGAGAAGTCCTTAGTCCACTTATTCTTTCGTAACACTTGTTTAGTTTCTATGTCATAAGCCCCTGCGTCAGGCCCATATCTACGTATAAGGGTATCTGTGAGGTTTAGAGCAGTTACATTCGTACTTTCTGTAAGGCGTACCATAACAATGACATCTAATAGGTCTTTGTCCTGTATAGCCAAACCTTCCTTCTCTAGAAACTTTAGATCGAACTTAATGTTATAACCAACTATAGTCTTACAGGTATTCATTACTTCCATCAGTTTAGGAAGTAAGTCACTATCAAGATTGCTATCTAATGTTTGATGTCGGAATGGGAAGTAATAAGTTTTATCTTCTACCCCCACTCCGACACCGCAAAGTTGATTGCCCTGTAAGGCATAGAACCCGTTAGTTTCACAATCAATCACCCATTCATCATATTCAGATAAGTATGTGATTGCTGTATTGAATTCTTCTGTAGTTGTTACTAACACTAGAACGGAAGTTTGTCGTCCGCAGCGGTATCAATACTCACCGCAGTATCCGGTACTGTTACGTCATTAGAAACAGATTCCTTTGTCGCTTCCCCGTACCGCTCATTCATATAGTCCAACACTGGAACTAATCCATCTATTTCAGTAAGCTTATCACTGGGGATATCTAATTCTCTAGGACTTACTACCACAGTGTAAGATGTGTCTTGCATTCCTGAACCTGTACGACGAACCCGTACTACACCCTTGTCTAGGGAACCCCAGTCATTGTAAACATCTACAAGTTGATTCCAGATGTAGTTACTTCGACCAAAAGCTAGCGGTACGATCTTGAAATCGTCTACGTTCTCTCTATACAGCTTGCGCCCGGAGGGGCCTTCTACAGGCTCCCATGTATCTACTCTACGCTCTGTATGTAGAACGTCGTGTACAAACGCCCAGAACCCAAACCTGTGCGAAGGTCGAGTGCCTTCGGGTACCGAAGTTAGTGGGCCGTTTGTACCACCAAGAACACTAGTCCAGCGACCATCATCATTGAATGTGTACATCCAGTAATCTGCAAGCTTGGGGTCATCTTCGTCACCCGTTGCTACTATGGTCATGAAAGCTTGATCGCCATCTTTGAACCATAGTTCTTTTCGTAGTTCCGCCGAAGTTTCCGACGAAGTACGCTTATCTATTCTATTCTGTATTCCACTAATACCTACCATGGATTTCTCCTTTACCAATAATTTCTATCTTTTAGAACCATATCTAGTGTATCACACTTTCGTATGTCTTGTACATCTTTATAAGGCTCCGGAATCTTTACATAAGAAACTCTAACACCCTCACCTAAGACTGTCAAGGCTTTACCCAAACCAATTTGACCGGCTTCATCGTTATCAAAGCACAGTACTACTTCCCCTACTGAGAAATCCTGTAGTAAATCTGCTTGGGCTTTCGACATGTAAGCCCCGAGTAGGGCTACTGCGGGATACCCCGCCTGATCTAACCACATGGCATCTAATGGGCCTTCTGTTACATATATAAGTGGTACTTCGTTTATTAGATGCCCACCGAAAAGTAACTTAGACTTTTTCAATGATTGGTTATACAGGTACTTTGGGAAGCCCTTCTCTCTTCTCACCGCCCACCCAACAATACGTGCTAGTTCATCCCGTACAGGAAAAGCCAACCCGTTCTGTCCGGTTATTCCACATTCCCAACGCTTCAAAGTTTTGACTGTGAATTGCCTATCAAAAATCCAATCAGGTACAAATTTAATATTGTATGGGAAATCTACTTCCGGAAGTGTGGTTAGTTCAATCGGCGCATCATCGAAGAATGAGGTATCTATTATAACCTCATGATCTCCTATGAAACTATCTACTTGTTTACCCGATAAGTTCAGATATCTTCGTAGAAACGATTTGAGACTCCCTTGACCACACCCCCGAAAGCAAATCCATACACCTTCTTCTGTGTTGATTGAACACGAGTCATGTTGGTCAGTATGAAAGGGACACCTAATGGTGAACTGTTCTACTCCTACTGGAGTATTCAATCCTGCTTTTAACAGGACTGCTGACCAATCAATCATTACTTACGTGCCTTCCGATCTAGCTTATTAGCTCTAACAAAAAGCACTACTTCATTCTCGTAACCGCTAGAATCGCTAACTCGTCCCCGGCGAATATCGGCTACCGTAATCGGTACAGACAGTTTCCCCGGCCCTTTGCTCTTAGCGGTTTTAACGACAACACTATCCTCATCTTGCTTCAACCATGCGAATAATTGCATTTCTTTCCTCCTAGAAAACGTCATCTATTTCCTTTATTTCGCCTTCATCAACGTTCCACAAAAAGGTACACATATCGACCGGTAACTCTCCATCTCTATACTTCTGGAACTGTATTGACCTGAGATTATCAGAATCTTCTACCATGCACATAGAAAGTGCAATATCGGAAGCACGAATAAGAGCATCACCAAATGCTACTTGATCAGCACGAGGAGGCGCAAACATATTTGCCGCATCTCTCGTAGCCTGTGTGGATACCATAATAGTTGTATCTTGGGATAAAGCCAAATTCTTTAATCCATAGAATAAACTATGATTCTGTTCCCATGAAGCTGAATTCTTCATGGCTGTGGACACCAGATACACACCATCAATTACGGTAATGTCCGGAGCATGTTTTCGTATTAGATTAGCTATACTGTGAAGAGAAATACTATCTTCTCCACTTATATGATCACATATTAATAAATTTTTCTCATCTAACTCAGTTAAAAACTTAGTGTACTTCTCTTCGTCAATCGGACTACCTGTTCGTAACGCTCTATGAGAAAGTTTATACCCGCTTTTATGCCCCATTATTACATCCATACGCATATTAATGGCTTTTTTAGTCATTTCTGTAGAGACTAGAAGTGTTTTGTACCCATTCAAGGCGGCTGTCGCAGCAACATCTACGCACAACCATGTTTTACCTACCGTTGGTCGAGCGAATGCTGAGATGAGGTCTCCGGGTTGCCACCCCACACCCGTAGTATTGATTGATCGGAACGGGGTCTTTATTCCTATGAGACCGTCACCCATTTTACGTAGGTCACTGCGCTCCTTCCAATCCTCTAGTCTATCTAGATTACCTGTATCATACTCCTGCACATCTTCATCATATAACACTTCAATATCATTTAAATCATGTAATATCTTACCCATTGCTTTCTTGGGATTTTCTGTGAGTTCTTCTTTATTACCTGAAAACGCTGACACAACTTTCCTAAATAATACCTGTTTCTTAAATTCATCTTGAGCATAAGAAAATTCTACTGTTGCTGCATCTTTCCTTAGTTTAGAGAACTCTTCAAGTAATACTGCGTTAGTAGGAAAATCTCTGTATTCATCTAGATATTTCTGAACAAACATATAAGCATCTCTATGCACAGCAAAATCATTCTGGGGGTGCCGAAAAGCTTTGTAATTATCAGAATCACAGAGATTAAAAATTAGGGCGGACTCTATAAAATTAAAACTATCACTATTCATTCTGTACTAATCCTTTACTGAATATAGAACGCGACCATAAGCATTATGGATGAAAGCAGATACCCCTGCTTCTCCTGCGGCATCATCTGCTACTGTTTTTGCCTCTAAGTATGTTTTGTATGTCCCCAATATCCATGCCTTTCGTAATTTAGAATTTTGGGAGACCACACGAAACAATCCTTCCTCAGGTGCCGCACGACTTGTTAAATCAGTGTAGGACATCTCTTTCGCTTTGTCAATTGGTGTCATTCCATTTCTCCAACGTCTTTGTAGCTTTTGCTAATTTCTGTTTATCTGATGCGGTTGGAAACCACTTAGTCTCCAAGTGTATCATAATTCTCCAAAGATGTCTAATCTTTGAATCTCCATACAATACTACGCTAGCATACAGATCAGGCCGTTGGCATGTAGGTAAGTATGAATTAATACCCCCTAGAATATACATTACGTGTACGTCTTTATGTCCCTGTTTTACTCCCCCGTAAAAAGCTCCTACTAACCTATCAAACCCAAACGTATTAATAGCTTCTTTTAGAGCCTTCGTTTCCCTACCTATAAATGTGGGACTTTTATACTCAACATTAAATTTATCTCTATAAAAGTGACTAAAGATTTTGTATAGTGTCGGAGCATTTTTGAATTTAAAGGTTTGGGAGTTTATTCCCAAGGAACTTTTGCTTAACATGTTCCCTCACTGAGGCTAATGAATTATCTGGAAAGGTTTCCTCAAATTTTTGATGTATCTCTTTTAAAGAATGCCCTGCTTGGCGTAAAGATAGAAAGACTAATTCTGGTTTAGTAAGATTTAAAGATTCTAATAAATTATTTATTTCTACTACATTCAACCAATCTTTTGGGTCTTGTAAAAATAGGTCTCTCGTCAACGCTTGATTAGAAGTATCATCATCTAAAGTATTACTAAAAAACGTCTCTCCTAGATAAGATGCTGAATTATTTATATTTCGCTTGGCTTTCGCTGCTAGAGTACGAATAGTATTCACCATAGTTGTATGTAAATAAGTATGGAACAATACATTTCTGTCAGGATCATATCGTTTAGCTGCTTTCAAAATGCAAATCCGAAGTTCTTGCGCTAAATCATCTCTGTGTAGCCCATCAATGTTATAAGTCGATATCATTCTAGTTATCTTAGGTTCCCATTGTTTTATTAAAGCATCATCAATTTTCAATATATTGTTCTTTCTTATACTTGTTGTAACATTTATTGTTACAGAACGCGTGTTGATATTTTAATTCGTGGGCACGGCGTACTTCTGATTTTAACCTATAAATGGTGGAAGTGCAATAGTCACAGGATATTTTTATCCGTCTATTCTTCTCTGAGCATTCTTTAGAGCAGATAGGTCGCTTTTTAGTCCTGTTCAGGATGGCTGTGTTACATACTTCGCAGTATAAGACAGGGTGCAACCTAGGGGGATTTGTATCCAGCCCTCTACGGTTCAGAATAGCCCATACTCTCTGCTTGGTAGCTCCTAGCTCGGCAGCTATTTCGGAGACTCGCATGAAGGGGTATTTCTTACGGAGCCTTACTACCCTATTTTTAAATTTCACTAAAATTCGTCTGCGGTTACTTGACTTTCTTCGTAGGCTTTTACCCAATCAGACATTAAACTTTTGAACGTAGCTACTAAATAATCTTCATCAACATTTCCGGGTTCATCGGTTCGTTTTATATATGTAGATGCTGCCACTACTCTAGTCCATTGTGCGTCAGTTAAAGATATTGTTATATCTGGCATTAATTCTTCTCCTTCAATTTCTGTATCTCACTATCTAATTCTCTTACTTTTTCTAACAACATTACAGTTAAACCGTTAAATCTTATAGAGTCTGGTTGACCATCTTCGTTATAATTAATCAGTTCCGGTAAAACCTCATCCACTTCTTCAGCAATTAAACCTATGTTAGAAGCATTATCAGATTTATAGTTAAAGGATACGGGTCTTAGTTTAGATAACTTTGAGATATCCAAATCTAACGATTTTACATTATTTTTATACCGTATAGAACTTGAATCCCTTATAAGCTGCCCAGTCGCACTAACTACTACATTAGTTCCCGAAGTTGTAGTAGATATTTGTATGTAAGCGTCACGAAACCTATTATATGCCGATCCTCCACCCAGCCCTAGAGTCATATAAGCATCTGAAATAGGATAAACAGCGGTAGTACTTACAGCAAGCCTTCCTGTCCCCCCTGCGGAAAAACCTATAATATCACTACCAGCCCTATACATACCAGTATTAGGATCATAAGTAAATGTATGGGACGGGTAAAGAGCAGACCCATAGCCACCATTAAAATAATAACAAGCTATAGCAGTAATTGATGCGGCTAGTCCAACGGTACCCGATGCCGCTCGTAAATCTGGATTATAATAACCTATATAATTATATGGTTCGCCTACTGTATCACCATTAGGAAAGAGGTCAGCTTCGTGATTATACGGATAGAAAAAATTATAATGTTTTTCTGTAGCAGGGGCTGAGTAAGCAGCACTGGAGGAGTGTACAGCCCATCCATTGTGGTTGTGTCCAAGACCAGACGAAGCTTCTAATCTTATTCTTCCCCCTCCGAATTCTGTGCCGTCAAGATTATTGCTAATAATATAAACATCAGATTTCGGAACGTATAACAAATAATCATCTATAACAGTGTTATGTCTCCAAAGACCCTGATATGCTTTTACAGACCACAGACCTAGTGTATTCTCACTCCCGGCTGGAGCAGACTGGAATTGCAGGAAGGTGGAGGTTGGAGTCTCGGTTCCCGCCACCGTCCCAAAAAGTGTAATTCCAGCAGTAGCTCCCATACCAATCCGTACTTTCCGGTCTTCAGTATCAGACCCATCTTCCGTAAAAAACAGTAACTCCGTGGCAGTCCACTTAGATACAATATCATCATTTTGGGTACCGCTAATAGTCCCATTGAAGAAGGTTACACCATTTGCATCTATAGACAGCACGATATACCCAGTATCATTATAGAATGTTACACCCTCACCAAGAGACCCGTCGTACCCGGTTGTAGCTGCGGAATCTATCATCATACGTAGATTAGTATCACCAAAACCATTCTGATTAAAATACTTAATTTGAGTCCCAGCATAATGAGATATTGTAGTCGCATTAGACGCTGCATTTTGCGTACCCCTATAAAATTTCATCCCAGTCGCATTGAATCCAGATAAAATATTACCATTATTACTATTGTCAGAAGAACCATCATAAAAAGAAATCCCGGTCTCATCAAATTTTCCTAGTAGCTTGTCTGTTGCTGCTCCATCTCTAATAGTAATAGCTTTTGCATAACCATCTATATCTAACCACCTGCCTCCGGTATCTGAGGAACTACTAGTGGTATACCCTCTAATCCAGTGTCGTTCAGCGTCAGTCCCCGACGACCCTGCATCAGCACCAAGGTTTTCATTTATACCGGGGGTATTCATTTTAAGTCGCGTACCCGCGGTAGCAGTAGTTCCTATATTAGATATAGTTTCAGCCGTAAGTGAATCTTGGTTTGCTATTGTAGTTATATTTACCCCTGTAGTAGCAGGAACATCAGTCTTATATTCGATATTAGCGACAGTGACTACACCGGGATGGGATGCAAATACTTGCCCTGTGACTTCAGAAATTATATGCTTTCCTGCCGGGGTTCCACTAGCCCAACCAGATGCTATAATAGTGCTATATCTATACGGGGACGTTTCATCCCAATAAATGTAGTATAGAACACCGGCTGTCATACGAAGGGGATAATCATCTGTCGTAGTACCGGAAACTATATAATAATCGTTACCGTCACTAGCAGTTAGCGTATGCCCAGACCATGTTACAGTATTATGATCATTTGCCATGTATACTCCTAAACTGCATCTCCATATGAGAACGCATTTTTACTAAGTTTTTTAACTGTGATATACTTCGGTTCTGCCCAATTATCACCACTTCTTTTTATTGTAGCTATTAATTCACTTAATGGGCCAAATTGTGCAAGTAAAGCTTCATCGTAACCCGTGGTTTCAATAGTTGTTTCCGTAGTTCCTAATCTTTCGTAGTAAGTAAGTTTAGTTATGATGTGATTCCCTGTTACCCCTGCCGCAGTATGTTCAACCCGTACAGAATTCCCAGCCCTTAGATATATAAATATACGATAGTAATCCAGTACTTCCCAATCATCCCCACCAAATAATGATCCTTCAATTGTAGCAGATGTTACCTTATTGGCAAGCGTCCTATCGGATGGTGCTCCGTCTAAGGTAATTGTTTTTTCCACATACAGACCTGCTCTAGCACCATAGGCAACTGGGTTATCTGCGGGAACCAAAACGTCACCGTCCGTAGCCGCTAACACATCCCCACCTACAAACCCTGTACCGGGTTGTGCTGACCCAGTTAGTTTTATCGTAGGGTAACCAAATATTTTACACGTAGTACGTTTAGAAGGAATAATCACTCGTTTTAGTATCTGGGCTACCGTATCTCGTACCGTGTCTCTACTAGATGCACTATCATTATATTGTAAGGTATAAGTTTTAGAGACATTCTTTTGATTTACCATTCGACTTAAAATTTTAGCTTTGACTGATTTAAATACATCCTTACTGGTGTTTTCAGTATCATTTGAGGGAGCAGCTTGATTCCGACCTATGACACCTGTAAGATCATCATCAGAATATAAGAAGCGGGTTTCAGAAATATAATCTCCATATAAAAATCTTACTGTAAACTTACTGTCAGAAGCAAACTGAGCATCTGCGGCATCGGGAATAGCAGCCAGTGATGTACTTTCATTCAATCTAGGCATAGCATCGTGTGGAGTGGGGTATTGGGTGGAATGTGGCACCGTAGTATATCCGAATACTCCAGCAGTAGGATGTTTCAATAGATTAGGAGGTGGTGAATTCTCTATCAAAGCATTAACCTGTATACCTTTATAAGGTTTATCTGCTTTTCTTACATCAGATATGATCATATAGTCTGCACCCTTACCCGTCTCAGTGGTTCTGAGTACAGTATCTTCAGTTTTAGTTGACCAAGTATGTCCACTAGCCCACTGTACTCTACACGCATGTTTAAAAACATTATAAGCAACTCTATACTGAAAACTATCCGTTCCTGTTGTAGTAGAACTAGTGAATCCTAATGTTGATATATTAACTCTATGTGTTTGACATTTAGTAAGTCTAAACTGAAGATTAGATACCCTTAGTACTCTATAATAACTACCAGTATTCGTAGTATCTGAATCGGGGTTAGCTCTAGTGGGTGCGGTGTTCACAGTTAGCCCACCTACATCGCTCGTAGAATTGTTTATCTCGGTAATTTTTATTATATTCCCAGTTTCTAGCGTGTGACCATCTTGTGTAATAAGCCCAGAAGCATCATGTTCAGCCGTAACAACATTACCTAGTAAACCTTCTAGCTCTACATTATACACATCTTTAATCAGGTCTGCGGCTGTAAGAGCAGTTGCTCCGTAATCGCTCCGACCACCATCTTTTTCAGCAGTAGTTAAAGGAGGGTCAGTAAATGGTCTTCCTATACCCATATCCTCAGGACAAGCCTCTCGCTGTACGGAGCCTGAATCCCCTGTAGTAATTGCTGGCCTTCCATCTGGTACTCTTGATAAACCGCCTAATCCCTGAACAGAAGCAGCCCCCGTGATACCGGAACCTCCGAGTTTATAAGGAGCATCGACATCGTTAATTCTAGTGTTATGTGCCAAAGCTCCAAGAGTACCCTTAGCGTGAAATATTGCACTTGTGCCGTCAAAATAATCTATATTATTCTGTCTCCCATCGTCGGTTCCCTCTGTGTCTTCTCGCCACCCTAGACCGACAGCACTATCATCCCTCTCCCAGTGAAATTTTCCTTTACCTTCTTCAGCACCACTATAAGCTTCATGCAGTTTCACCATAACATACGGTATGGAAGCTACATAATCTTCATTAGAAATACTGTTAATTTTCAGCATTTCCATTTTATGCCCTAAATCTCCGACACCCTCCTTTCTGTCATCCGTATCCACATTACGTAATCCTACGTGAGAATATAAATCTTCGGCATACATTCCATGATCGAAAGTAGGCATAAGATGCACTTTAGTTTTGTTAGTTCGCCCTGAAGATGCTGCAAGCCCCCACCCAAACACATCTTCAGTTTCATCATAACCTTGTGGATACTGCAAAGTTAGCCCGGTAGCTTGTGGGTCTATAGGTCTTGAACCCCGCAAAAAATAATTTAGATGGGGTCTATGAGCATTAGCGTCTGTATTAGATATATTAGCAGCATACAAACCTGTATCTAAATAAAAATCATATCCAAATGAGCCTGTTTGACCGGGAGATATAGTACATGCTTGAGCGACCAGCGGGGACGGTACAGTTCTTTGAACTGCGTCACCCTGTAAATTTCTAATTTTAAAGTAATTGATGGTACTGTCACTAACTATATAAGCTGCATTTGTTATATGTTGTGCATGAGATACAGCTAAACCATCAACAAAATTAACCATATTACCGTTAACATAACCATGGTTTACCTCCTCAACAACAATATCTTTATCAGTCTCACCAGCACTTGCCCAATGAGCGGCACCGTACAGAATGGTACCCGCATCTACCCAGTAGTAAACCGATGCTTCAGGAGCACCTGCCCCTCCATCAGCCCCGGCTTCAGCAGAATGGCGTTCCGTCATAGCTACATTTTTCACAGCATCTAAAACTTTTGTATCCCTACCTCCAAATCTTCTAACTGAAGCCTCATCGTCAGCATGGAAAGTATGTGACGAATCTTCAAATTTACTATCGCCCAGAGTATTTGTTCCATCATAAGTATTATCTGAAAATAGTTCTCGTCCGTATGACCAATCAGCTACAAGCTCTTTTACCGTATCAGAAAGTTTAGCATTATCATAAGAAACATCTTGATATTTCCCGTCTTCCGTCCCTACTTCCATACTAGAGCCTGAAAAATCTTGACCGATGGGAGGTGGGGTTATAAAAGACCTAGTAATTATCTCTCCTGTTAAATTAGCCAGATAATCTGAAGCTGTGATACTAATACTTTTACCAACTTGGTCACTGTAATTAACATCCACGGAATCTATTCGACCGAAAAATATGGGGTATAACATATGCTGACTATTCGTTACCATAACTACAGTGCCTGTACCTGTTCCTGTACCTTCTACATCATATACGTACCATTTATTAGACTTGTTGGTGCCAGCCACATCTTTTGCCTTAAGAGTAAACGTATTAGTAGTAACTTCTTTTATCTTATATACGCCGTCATTCATGGAGCCAGTATTTTCGTTCATCGTATCTATATAATCGCCAGCTAAAAGACCATGTGATTGCAGGGTGAAAGTAATTTCGTAGTCCTCACCCGCCCCTAATACGGTTCCGCTATCATGAGTAACTGTGGTAGTATAAAGTGCTCTAGGGTTATGGAGTATTCTAATTGGTTGATACCGCTGAAACGTGGGGTAACCAACTTCTCCCTCAACTGTATACGAACCAGAAGAAGTATCCGAAGAGTCTGATAGTTTATGGTTCATACCGATATTACTGATAACCATATGTACTTTAAGTGGTTGATATACGGCATCTACTAATTCTAACCTTTGAAGATCACCTTTCTCCAATCGAGTCCACTTATAGCTCCCTGTTGCTGGTTTGGTATCCCAATATTCCACATAACTTCTACCGTGTACGGTCATAAATACTTACTCCTTTCTAAACATTCTGACTTGGACGAATTGCTACCGGACGAGTACAAACAAAAGCTATATCAAACGCCCATCTTCTTTGATCCAAAGATGTCATATTAAAATTACAGGTCTGTATTGCTGCCCCATACTCGTCATAAGTTGCAGACTGTACATTCGTATGGATTATAGTTATTATTATTTCCTGACCTTCTAAATAGTTCCATTGAGTCATAGCATGTTGTAGTTGAAACATAGTAGGATAATAATAGGTAAGTCCATTTTCCGGGTGCGTCATGGTGTCGCCAGTCGATTCCACATCTACAAAACCACTTATAGATAACGTAGGTCTATAGCTACCTACATCGAATAGTATAGGGCTGTTTCCGGGGATACCTACTTGTAGAGGAGTTCGATATGTTTTAAGGGCTAGCCCATTTGCTCGTAAAGCATACCTAGCCCTAGTGGAATTATCCCCTCCACCGGAGGCAATACCGGGGTCAGCCGTACTAGGATCGACAACATCGACGTAAGTTAGGGCACTTGGGTTTGCTGGAGTTCGTTCTAGTAATATTAATGATTTAGCCATTTTACCTAACCTTCATTAAAATGTGGGTAGTAAGATAAAGCTCTACTAGTTACGAACGCCATAGAGAACGACGGGCGTTCCTCTGATGCGGCTTGATAGTCTACAGCCGCATGTTGTAGAGCTGAGGTATATCTAAAAAAGCTGACATAATTTCCGTTGTCTGGATTTAAAATATATAAATATACAGCTTGTCCTGAATCGTACCACCAATCTGTAGACATACGATGCATCTGATAAGCAGTTGGAATTCTGAAAGTTTCTGAACCTGAATCTAAAGTTATCCCTATAGTTGATCCACTACTTTGGTCATCGACTACTCCGACCAAGGTTATAACAGGTTTGTAAATCCCTAGGTCAAACAGGTACGGACTCATTTTAGGAGCAGCTATTTGAACTGGGTTTTTCTGAATAGCAATTGTTATCTTTTCTACCTGTAAGGCATACTTTTCAGTAGTAGAAGTATTTTTGAGGAATACGTTTAAGTTTTGTGCAGCCATACTAATCTATCCTATCTACGGAAAAGTAGAGTAATCTTCTTCCATTTTTACGAAAACTTGTTTACCATTCTGTTCATACTGAATAATTTGTTGTGTCCCGTCATGTCCACCATAGGTGATGTGAATCTTAACTTCTTTACCCGGTATGCCCTCCACCTCATTGAACGCTTCCCTCATAATCATCTCATTCCCTGAACCCGAAACTGTGAAATCTGTCCCTGTAAACCCCATACTCGACGCAAGAGAATATCCCCCTGTCACGTTAGTCTTCTTACCGCCTATCAATTCATCCATAATCTGCTCTCGTTGAATTTTCATAGCAACTTCATGGGTTCGGAATCCTTCGGGGGAGGTTCTACTAAAAGCTAGGGTAGGGTCTTTTTTTATTGCTTCTCCAATGAACATCGTCCTCACTTTCTCAACTATCGCAGCTTTCATGGCATCTACCACAGGTGTTAGTGCTCCCATAACCGTCATTACCCCGGCTTTCATTTTGTCCATAGCTATATTCGCACCACCTATCATTCTATCCCCCGTTACGGATATGTCGTAGCCCAGTTCGTCAAAGACTTTTGGTGTTTCATCAACAGCAGCAACTGTTTTCATTATCGCCTCAGCTAAAATTTCCCCACTCGCATTTACCTGATCTGAGAATTTTTTAGCTGACGATGCTATATACATGGGAGCCGAATATCCAGCCAATCCCTGCTGACCAGCTACATCCATTCCGCCTTTTTTACTACTTCCACCACCTTGATCTGGAGCAAACATCTTGTCGAAGAGCCAGTTTCCTGCTGTAACTCCCATTGCACCCCCAGCCACGGTTCCTAGGGGGCCTAAAGCACTCCCTAGGACTGCTCCCCCAGCACCTAGAAGTCCCGCCGTTACACCTCTACCTATAGACATTCCTTTAGACATACCTTTATTTCGACCGCCAGCATAGCTTGTAACAGCACCAATTATTCCACCTCCGACACCCCCAGCAATTTTTCCAACGGTTCCAAGTGCTCGCGGAGCGAACCTTGAAAGCATCCCGCCTCCCCCTGCTGCACCCCTAACTGCGGTGGTAGCTCCTGTAGTCGCTGCTCCTGTCGCTGCTTGTGTCGCTCCACGACCCATGACAGTACTGATAATACCTCTTGCCGCACCACCCGATCTAAGCCCTAGAACACTCCCTCCTAATCTACCCAGTTTTAACGTCAGATTTATGGCAATTAAAGCTCCTAAGAATATCGCCGCCCATTTTGCCCAGTCTCTACTGAAAAATTTACCTATTCTATCTACCGTTCTAAACATAGACCCTATGAAACTAACTATCTTTGGTATCCACTTTTCCGCCACCTTAGCTATCATAGGTATCTTTTTACCTAAATCTGCTAGGGCTTTAAACGCAATGGGAGCTAAGGGAGCTAGTATAGTATCAATCATGGCTCCAACTATAGCGAAAACATTTCCTAGGTATCCTGTGAAAATCTGAGATTGTTTAAGGAGGGCACCCATACCAAGATCAATACCAACTAATTTCTTCAGGCTTTGACCTAGAGTTTTAGACGTTTTATCCCCGCTGCCCGTTCCACTTCCATTACCTGTTTTGGAACCGGGTGCTTCGCCATATTCAACTACGAATTTTTGAGCTTCATCAAACCCACTAGCCAAATCCTCGCTCCTTCGTAACTATTGCTCCATATAATTCCATCATCATAGCAACCTCCCTCGGTTGTAGATCATCTATTTCTGCCCAACTAAAGCCTAATTTCATTAAATTATACTTCACCATATAGTGGGTAAACACTAAACTTTCTCTGGGGGTCACCATATCGCCCCCTCTCAGATAGAGGGCTATTCTTTTTTTAGTTCATCGTCCTCTTCATCGGTGTCCTCAAAGGCCCTCGGGACTAAGGTTTCTAAGACTCTACCAAGCCTCTCATTAATACTTATCAGGAATGTATCAGTTGTTTTACCCCATGGGGCATCAACAATAATAGCTTTTAAAGATTCTTTAACGTAACCATCAGCATCGAAGGACATCCCCCCTTTTTCCCCACCAAATTTCATTGATTGGGCTACAAGCTGATTCTTTCTACTCCATGATAAAGGTTTAATTCTAACTTCGAACGATGCACCATCTATAGTTATAGTTTTTGTTTCAATTACATTCGTCACCATATACTGTTTTACGTCAAACTCTTTCTTAGCTGGGCTAGTCTTTCCTTTTGCTGTTGTCATTTTTTCCTCCTAGGGATAAAGTCCTTGATTATCTACAATCGTTATTCCCATATTTCTAAACAAGAATGAAGCCGATACTTCCAATGGGTTTGATCCGTCAATTGGATGCGGAGCCTCTGTTAGAAAAGCTCCTTGATTATTTAGTCCCGTGGCTGCGGCTACATCCATACCAGCAACAACGTCATCCGTTGGGATATCTATAGTGATTTTATGGTCAACACCTGTAATTGCAGTTCCGTCAACACCTGTCATTATAGCACCCTTATTAAATGTTAGTTGTATAGCAAAACCTTTCATGCCTGAACCAGTACCATTGGCTAGTCCATAATCTCCCTCTAACATCAATTCTTTGAACAAGGAAGGTACTGTCGAGTCCGAAACGCCCCAGAGATTTACCGACTGTTCTGAATCTGGTAAAGCGATAGTAGCAGTCATAGTGTATTCTCTACGCATTTCCACTAAGTCATTAGGGCCTCTTTGCCTACTGTCTCCTCGACGTTCAATATAATATCTAGGCTCAACATTGTTATTTATACTGATAGCAAAGTTTCTTACACGAGCAAAGGTTTGTCCGAAAAGCGAGACGGTACCTTGCGAGAAGTAGAATGGGTCTTGTAGTGGGTATGCCAGTGCGGAGTCAGTTCCCGTTGGAGAACCTACATTGTCAGATTCAATTGCTTGGAAATACGAATGGAACGGCAAAGCCTCAGTATCAGAGAAATTAGTATTCAGTTTCTGATTATGGATTCCCCCCATGAATGGTATAGTATCCCACCCCATAACTAGTAACCCACCTTCTTCGGCTGAAAGAGTAGCGGCCCCTATTTTACCGCCATAAAATCTTCTATCAAAATCTTTAGTAGCAGTTTCAGCACTATCTCTCATATGTACATTCATAGAAATACTATCTAGTACGTTTTCTTCATGAATAGTATGAGTGAAGTAGTTAACCGCTCCACTAGAACCAGTCATCGGTATTACAGTAGAACCAGACACTAGATGGTCATATTTCAAAGGCCCACTTAGTTTTACTTTATGCCCAGCTACAGCAGTTATTACCCGCGAAACCTCTGCTGTAGCTCCTGTACCAATCTGTATATAGTCATGTTGCTCTATACCATTAGATGTTCCAGTGTTAAGGGCTAGCATATAATCTCCTTTTTTAGCTGCTGTGGATAGGGAAGAAGGTGTAGTTGTAGCACCACTTATAGTAGTATTTATCCGACCTATAGGGAACCGTAGAGGCCACCCATTTAACAGAATGAAGCTGGGCACAGACCCACTATAAGCTTGAGTACCTTTGTATGCGGCTGTAAAATTCCGTTTAGCCGCTGTTCCTAGAAAGTATCTAGGCTCAATGGTAGGGGTAAAATCTGGAACTGTTACTGTGTCATACACTCCGGGTATGTAAGTGATATGTTTATCGAGATCATTGTCGCTAACTGCCGTAACAGTTTTTACCGTTTGTGCACTTGCATGATAGGAACCAAGGGGAGCATCTATGTAATATGTATCGTTCGTTCCTGCCTCTAATACCCCAACCACTCGCCTAACTTCTACTTCCTCTAGAGTTGCTCCTGAGCCTACAGTTCCTATAGCTACATATTGACCTACTGTAAAGGCCGTACCGCTAGAAAAACTTGTATCCCCAGCATTAGCCGCCGCTGCTAGGACTCCAGCACCTGATGCAGTTGGGCAAGTTGTTGCCCCTTCAGAGTACCCCCCTAATGCAGCTTCGCCACAAAAAGTTACTACAGCTTGGTCTGAACGAAAAATTGCCATTTACTCACTCCTTAAAATTTCCCACGGGTTATTATATTATACTCAGTTTATCCTAAATTTAAGATGTGCTTGCCTGTGCTGCATTGTTTACGAGTTGAATGGAAACTGTTCCAACCCAAATATTTGCTTGTTCTTGAGTTAACTCATTAAATCCTTCAAACTGAATCCGCTGAAAATTCGTCATACTGTGTCTCCGTGCATAACAAATTCTACGAACCTCCTGTACCATATTATACAACCGTTGACGACTAATCTGAGTACTCAATTCTAATTCAACATTATATACTCTATTAACAAATTCCCATCTATTGCCTAGCGGTTCTTCTGTGATACTTGGAGTTCCTGCTCTAAATAAAAGAGCATCTTTTACATTCAAGTCATATCGTAATGATTGAGCACTTACATTTACCTCTATAAATGTAGGTGCCGCAACATTACTAGCATTCCATTGTCCGCTTACCTCAGTTTTTAGGAGAGAAACGGGTACTGGTAAATCAGCCATATACTACTCCTAAAATGTTTCGAAGCCTCTAAGCGCGTCTAATGCATTATTCACTTCCACATCCCACATTTGTAATTTCTGTCCCATAGGAACTCTATCACTCCCACTAACCGTGGTGAAACCAAAATCAGAGTTTCGTAATACATCTGATGCTGCCATTTTCTTAGTTATCTCATGCACAAAGGCACCTTCTCTATTATCCCCTTGTATAGACCTACCAGCAAGATAACTAATTTTGATGGGCATTATGAACTCACCCGCTCCCCATCTCCATAATGGAGCAGTATACGTCTGGAATCTGGCTGGGAGTATAAAGAATCGAGCAAAATGTACCATTCCAGTATCCGGAACCAAGAAGTAATCATTACCTCTCCCCGGCTCTTTAGTTTCCCAACTATTACCTGTCCAAATAGATAAATTTATAACTTTATAGGGATCAGCTTTATCTAACTTGAATCCGTTCAGATTAAAGTCTTGGAATTCATCTATAACATAATTAGTACGCCATGCTTTCCTACTACGATAATCTATAGTAGATTCTGCTGCCTGTATGTACCGTTCAACAACAGCTTTACTAGGAACCGTAGATGCTGTAAAATCGGTACCATCTAATACATTCTTTAACTGCAATAAATCATATACATCCGCTGTAGTACAATATGTATTAATGGGACGTATATTAATACTTTTTATAGATGGAGCCGTAGTGGTAGAAGAAGTACTTACCCTAAGCCAATATATATTTGTACTATTTACAGTTAATGTTGCCCAATTCTTTACAGTATGTTCTAGAATCAGCTCCCCACCATCTGCGTCAAAAGCATAGGGGTCTTGTCCTGCAAGTTCTCCAGAATCATTATATCGTTGTTCTGCATACCCCGGAAAAAATTCTGTCCAATTAGAACCATTACTATATTCCCATTTAGGATTAGCTATAGTTCCTCCCTGATCTAAATCAAACAATACCATGTTAAATTTTTCATCATCCCCTAAATACAGAAAATCATTACTATCTTCTAAAGTTGTTTTAGAAGTTCCAGCAGGGGACTGCATTTCTAAAGTTATATCTGAATAAGTACTTCCGTTATAATGATATACGGTATCTAGTACTTTTCCGGATGTAGTCGGCATTAAGTCTCCTTGTCGTCGGTATCCCCATCACCTGTTTGGAACGGGCCATCTTCGGGATTTTCCTTACCACGCAAATACATGGCTACCCCATTTAAATTTTGAATCTGCTGTGCTAAATTCGCCCTCTGTCCATCTAATTCCTGTAACTGCGTTATCGACTTTTGTAGCTGGTCGGTTACACTAACTAAATCCTGCGTTATATCTATCTCTGCCATTCTATCCTCCTGTAAAGCTATATTCACCTATGTTATTATACTCTTATGCTTGGTAAAGTCAACTAATATCCACTACTGTTCTATTTACCCACGATGTTGTATCTTCGTCCCAAGTATACTCAACTCTTTGGGTTGGATTTTCTACGTCGTCTATGCCAGCATCGCTGGGCATAGCTACGGGTGATTTCCATGACCATGTTGAGGTGTTCAAAGTCCATGATGGATAGGGTTGCTGGTAATAAAAAACATCATTGCTCGAATCGTACTTCATTCCAATACCAGCGTATCTGTATCTTATACTCCTAGTTTTACTGGTCTGAACCCAGTTAGTACCTGACCCAAGCAGACTTTTGCAGAACGCTATCCCTGCTGCCTCGTTGGGAGCATCGGAGTCAGCAACTACGATTACCTGTTGGACTATATTGCTGTCATTTATCTGTGCGAAGTGTGCCATTATTGGAACTTGTACCTCACTATCACTATGCCATCTCCACCGTCACCACCGAAGACACTATAGATAGTACTTGCGGAACAAGTATTACCAGCACCACCTCCTCCACCACCTAATGCATCAGTACCAGCTATTCCTACGTTAGCCGACTGGGGGTCTGAACTGCCGCCAGCACCACCACCACCGGAACCACCGGTGCCAGCGGTATCTGTGATTCCAGACCGGCAGGTTGAACCTCCGCCGCCGCCACCAGCATAAGTTACCGCAGACCCCGTTGTATCATCTGAACCACCGCTACCACCGGCACCACCTACATAATAAGAACCATTAGTACCGCCGCCACCTTTTCCCCCTCCTCCACTACCGTGATAGTTTCCAGCATTACCAGAACCACCAGCAGAACCTTGACCAGATGTCCCTGCTCCTCCACTACCGCCACTGACTCCTCCACCACCAGAACCACCAGTAGCAGGAGCGTTGGCTACGCCGAAACCATTAGCACCACCACCGCGACCACCGCCATCAGCAGTGACAACTCCTGCACTCCCTGTGTTACCTGAGTTCCAAACAGAGTCGTTACCATCTGTACTTACACCAGTACCAGACCCAGTTCCTCCTTCGGCACCAACTCCCCCGGCTCCTACAGTAATTGCATGGTTGCCCGTACCTAGAACAGTGTACGAAGATGAAGTTAACATACCACCAGCACCACCACCACCGGAACCACTTCCCTGCCATGTAACACCAGCACCACCGGCACCTCCGCCAGCAACGACAAGGTATTGAATATCATCAGTACCAACAGTCGTTATATTAAGATTCCCTGATGACGTAAACGTGTGAACTTTATAGTCCCCATCAGTGGCTGTTGAGTCACCACCTGAAGCAGCGGTAGCGGTAAAAAGGCTGACACTTTGATTATTAACTTTCTGCCCAGTAGCAAAAGTAATGGACTCTAGCTTAGATATGGCGGTAACGGCTACATTATTTATTTTATCTATATCGGGCATTAGGCAAGTAATACCTCGGTCGTGTTGAAATTGAAGTAAATCATGTCAGCATGGGTGGCTACGCCTATTTTCTGCACCGTGTCACCACTACCTGAAGGGGCTGTTGCTGTAACCGCTCCTGCTGTGGTACTTACAAAAACATCTGCCCCAACCGTAAAGGTTGGAAAGGCAGAAGTGTCGTGCATTATTCCCTGCACTAAAACATCAACTGCGTTACCATCTGTACCTGCGCCGACGCATATACCGACTGCTGGCATAGAAGTTACAGCGTCTGCATCTGCTTTTGCTACTTCCCCATCAGTGTGAATGTACACAACGTCGCCAATTGCCAGAGTTGCGCCAGCAATAAACGAGAACACAATTCCTGTTGCAGCATTATCGGCGGGGGCTTCATCTCCGAAGTCAATCTTTCCTGCTTCGCCCAAGTTAATGACAGTATCATCAGACATCGTAAGACCAGCAGAAGTAATGTTGGCTCTTTGAGCGTTATCTGCATCAAAGTGAATTTCGTTGGCAGTCTCAAAGTCAATGATGGTCTGAGCGTCTTCACCAATCTTGATGTTAGTAGCCAGTAATGAGGTTATAGTTGTCTGGGCGGCAGTTACCTCTATATCATTAGCATTTGCTGTAATACCATCTCCACCAATTACATTTAATACAGAACTTGTAGCCGTCATGCCAGCACCTGCAAATAACGTAGCT